CTGCTATGGATATAGCTGGAGGATTCCTGAACAATACTAAATATGGTCAGAAAAAAACTGCTGTTGGTTCTGCTTTGAAGACGGCTGCTCCCGCTTTAATGATGGCTAATCCTTATGTTGGTCTAGCAGCTATGGCTGGTGGTATTATAATGGATGGCGGTTTTGGTTATACTCTCAATGAAGAAGGTATCAATGATATTAAGCAGGGTAATAACCAGATGAGAGCAGCTGGCAATGCTTTATCACAATCTACTTCTACAAATGATTTTATGAATAAATTAGGCAATGTGGATTTAGCTTATGATTTTAATAAGGATTATGTAGGAGAAGATGGATGGTGGACTAACAAAGTTGAAGATGAGTTTCGAGATTTAAGAAACCAGAGAAAAGCAGCCAGGTCTTATGTTGCAGAAGCTATTGCTTCTGGTAGTAGATCAGTTAATAAATCGCAGAAACAGTTAGTAAATGGTTCCTTTGTTTCTGCTTTTGGTGGTCCAATTGAAATAAATGATGATAATATGGGAGCAATAGAATATGGTTTTATGTCTGACTATCTTGATAATGGAAGAGAAAAGGCAGAATCAAAAAATAAAATGACTAATCTCTTTGCAGGAGTACCAAGTAGCCTCTTTGCTGATGGTGGTGGTATTCACATTAAACCAAGTCATAGAGGAAGACTGACTGAACTTAAAGAAAGAACTGGTAAGACTGAGGCAGAGTTGTATAATGATGGCAATCCTGCTCATAAGAAAATGGTTGTGTTTGCACGTAATAGTAGAAAATGGCATGCAGATGGAGGCCCACTATTTGCCTTTGGAGGTGATATGGCTACTAATTCTTCCGACTTTAGTACTGGTTTAATGCATATTGATGCAGGCCAAAGCCATGAATTAAATCCCTACGATGGTGTACAGCTTGGAACTGACAGTGAGGGAACTCCTAACCTTGTAGAGGAAGGAGAGGTAGTTTTCAATGATTATGTCTTTAGCAATCGTATTAATATAGATACTACCACTAAAGAGAAGTTCCATTTACCTAAGAAGAAGGATATAACTTATGCAGACTTGGCAAAAAGATTGGAGAAAGAAATTTCTGAAAGAGTCAACGATCCTATATCAAAGGCTGGTTTCAAAGCTCAGATGCAAACCTTGGAAGAACAACAAGAAAGACAAAAGCAAGAGATGGAGGCCCAGAGGGCAAAAGAGGCTTTTGAGTCATTAAGTCCTGAGGAGCAAGTAGCAGTAATGCAACAAGCTTCTGAGCAGGAGGCTACGGCACAGCAAGCAGCTCAAGAGCAACAGTTAGCAGCAGAACAACAAGCTGCCATGCAACAACAGGCTCAGATGCAGGCTGATGGTACAGAAGCAATGCTTGGTCAGGAGGCCCCAATGATGGCTGAAGGGGGCCATCTTTATGCTGATGGAAGTAAGCTTAGAAAGGGTATTTATAATGCTTTAGGTTTCCATACTGACAATGATTTCCTAGAGTGGGCTAGAAAGAACAAACTGAGAGGTGACGATAAATGGGAAGCTACTGAGGATATGCTTAAGTCTCTTGCAGAGGATGATGAAGCTTGGAAGGCTCTTATCAAAGACCCGACATTTGCAGAAGCTATTAAAGATAATCCTGCTCTTGCAGATGCTATTAGTAGAGGCTATGACTTTGGAGCATATAAGCCTTTAGAGAATGGTAAGGCTACTATCAAGAGTATTAATAAAGGTAATTGGAAGGCTACTAATGGTGTTGGATGGTTAGGCAGTGATGATCCTGCTTGGCTTGAAGCTACAAAGGATATGAGTGAAGAGGATATTAAAAAACTCTCTACTGAAGATGTAGCTAAATTAATGAGAGCTACTAATAGTTACAAGAAAGGCACTGAGTGGTTGCAGAACAAAGATAATGCTTTACTTTACTTGAATACCTTATTAAATGATGCTAATACTCCTCAGGTTGCTAAGGATTATGCAGCTAAGTTTGTAAAGGATGGCCAGTGGAAGGATGGTTTCAACTATGATTATGCTACAGTATTTGGTAGCAATGGTAAGGGTGTAAGAGAAACTAATCCTGGTACATACTGGCATACACCTGTAGAAGCCACTAGAGGTGCTCAAGCTCAGAACTGGGTTATCAATGATGATGGTTCAGTAGAGGAAATTATTGGTAAAGTTCCTACTGATTGGAAAGCAGCAGGTAATTATTCTTGGGCAACACCTGAGAATGACCTCACCTATAATTATTATAGGAGACCTGCAGCTCCAAAAACTCCAGAAGAGATTGAAGCTGAGAAGAAGGCAGCAAAACAGTTAGAGAGGAAAATAGTTCCTATTCATAATAATATATTGTTTGGTATTGAGGATTTAGGTCCTCTTGGTGCTATGGCATTAATGGCAAATAATGTAGGTAAGCCTGATGTAAGTGGGCTTAATGCAGCTGTTGATCAGGCAGGTAAAGTAACTCTTGCAAGTCCTAATCATATAAGTGGTTATTATAAGTATCAACCTGAAGATATATTCTTCGATGAAATTATGGCAGCTGGAGAAAATGCAGCAGCTATTAGAGGAATGAATAATAATGCTGCACCTGTCGGAACTAAAGCAGCTAATATTCTTGTAGCTGATTACAATTATCAAAGAGGAGCTGGTCAAAGACGTAGACAATCTCAGTTATATAATAATCAAGAAAGATTAACAGCTTTAACTCAACAGAAAGATACCGATAAGTGGAATGCTAGTGCTGATAATGATTTTGCTTTGAGGAATGCAGCTTTCTTGAATGACAGTTATAGAACTGGAGCTGGACTTAGAATGCAAGCAGCAGCTCAAAAGATGGATGCAGATGCAGGATGGTATAACTCACTATATGGTAATCTCAATTCTATCAATAAGAATATGACTGCAAGAAGAAAAGAGAATAAGCAGAGAAATATGATTGCTGATATGGCAGCTACTGGTATCTATGGTGTTATCAATCCTGATACATTCAATCCTAATGGTATGCTCAGATGGGAAACTGATGAAGAGCATCAGAAGAGGTTAGCCAGACAAGCTAAATCTGCTGCTTGCGGCGGTAAGTTAAAGAAGAAAGGTAAGAGAGGATTAACATTCTAAAGAGTAGGAGATATGGCATATACTATGATAGGAGGCTTCCCTCCACAGCAGCTAAGTTTCAAAAGGAAGAATAAAGCCTGGCGCCAAAAATGTGTGCAATTTGGCGATGATCACAGCTTACTTCACTATAGTTTAACAGTGAAATCTGTAAAGGCTATGCAGATTAACTATGACTTGATGAATGGAAGAATCCATATGGATGACATGAAGAGAATAGTTAATCCTTATGGTATAGAAGCTTCATTTATTCCTGAGACTATCCAGCATTATTCTATGATTAATGCTAAGATGAAGGTGCTGGAAGGAGAGGAGAGCAGAAGACTTTTTGACTATAGGGTAGTAGTTACCAATCCCAATGCAGTATCTGAAATAGAAGAAGAGAAGAATAAGCTGATTAACCAAAGACTTCAGCAATGGGTTATGGATACATATCCTACAGAGGAAGAAGCTACTCAGGAACTTCAAAAGATATCAGACTACTTTCAGTATGAATATCAAGATAAAAGAGAGGTTAGAGCCAATAGACTGCTGAACCATTATAATATGGAGCAGGACTTCAGCATCAAGTTTAATCAAGGCTTCAGGGATGGCTATACTGTTGGTGAAGAGCTGTACCAGTGTGATATTGTTGGAGGAGAGCCTGTACTGGAAAAGCTTAATCCCTTAGATGTAAGAATCCTGCGCAGTGGTCTTTCCAATAATATTGAGGATGCTGATATGATTATCCTTGAGCAGTATTGGAATCCTGGAAGAGTTATTGATACATATTGGGACCAGCTATCTAAGAAGGATATTGAAAAGCTTGAGAATGGTAGTTATGCAGGAGATGGCAACTACTATGACTCAATGGGAAATATTGATGCCAGAAAGTATAATGCTGTATGGTCTATCCAGATGGAGGCAGGAGACCAAGTAATTGATGCTAATACACTGTTTGAAGAGGATAACAATATGTCCTTGCTGCCATTTGACCTTCAGGGCAATGTCAGAGTACTGAGAGTATATTGGAAGTCAAGAAGAAAGATTAAGAAAGTCAAAAGCTATGATCCTGAGACTGGTGAAGAGCAGTTTGACTTCTATCCTGAAACTTACATCATAGACCCTGATAAAGGTGAAGAGGAGGAAACTTTCTGGATTAATGAAGCATGGGAAGGTACTAAGATTGCTGATGATATCTATGTAAACATGAGACCAAGACCTGTTCAGTATAACAGAATGTCTAATCCATCAAGATGTCATTTTGGTATCATTGGTTCTATTTATGCTAGTAATGGTTATGAGCCTTATAGCATGGTAGATATTATGAAACCTTATGCTTACCTCTATGATATTATCCATGACAGGCTTAATAAGATTCTTGCCAAGAATGTAGGTAAGGTTATTAGACTGGACTTTGCTAAGGTTCCTAAGGGATGGGATGCTGATAAATGGCTTTACTTCATTAATGTCAATGGTGTAGCTGTTGAAAATTCCTTCAAGGAAGGTGATGTAGGTGCTGCTACTGGTAAGCTGGCAGGAGGTCTTAATAATGCTTCTAATGGTGTTATTGATGCTTCTCTTGGCAATGAGATAGTTTACTATACAAACCTGCTTGACTGGATAGATAATCATTGTGGTGCTTTGGTAGGTATGACTCCTCAAAGAATGGGTCAGGTATCTAACAGAGAGACTGTAGGAGGTGTGGAAAGAGCTACTCTTCAGTCTTCTCACTCTACAGAATGGTTATTTGTAGTCCATGAGAGTGTTAAGAAGAGAGTGCTTGAAGCTTTCATTGAAACTGCTAAGATTGCCTTGAAGGGAAGAAAGAAGAAGTTTGAGTATATTCTTGAGGATGGTTCTAAGCAGATAGAAGAGATTGATGGTGATGAGTTTGCTGAGTGTGACTATGGTTTGGTTGTAGATAATAGTAATGGTATTCAGGAGCTTAATCAGAAGATGGATATGCTGGCTCAGGCAGGTCTTCAGAATGGTATGAGCTTCTCTACTATCATAAAGCTTTATACTACCAAGAGTCCTGCTGAGAAACAGAGAACTGTTGAAGCAGATGAGAAGAGAAGAATGGAACAGGCTCAACAGCAACAGCAGCAAGAATATAAGCTTAAGCAGCAGGAGATTCAGGCAAATATGCAGATTGCTCAGCAGAAAGCACAGCTTGAGTACCAGATGCACAGAGAGAAACTTGAGGCAGATATTCAAATTGCATCTATCAACAGTTTTGCCGAGCAGCAGAGAATGTCTATCATGAACCATGATAATGCAGAAGCTAATGATATTGAAAGAGAGAAGATGGCTGAGGATGCAAGACAGTTTGATTCTAAGATGCAGTTGGAAGAAAAGAAGCTCAAGGCTGATACTGAGATTAAGAAAGAACAGATTAAGAAGAGTAATTCATCTAAAAAATAAGGAGGAGTAAGTATGCCATATCGTAGGAATAATTTTTCACTAATCATTGAGCCCTCGTATGAACCAATGTCTATGCAGGAGATGCTGACTCCTTTCATGATGTATAAAGATGCTTATGAAAAGTCAGAGGAAGCCTATAATGAGTTGAGCTCTCAAAGTGATAAGTTCAAGTATCTAAGTGAAACATTACCTGAGGGAAGTAAAGCCAGACAGCTTTATGAAGGTTATGCTAATGAACTAAGCAGTCAAGCTCAAGACTTGGCAAGAAATGGTCTTTCAATGGGTAATAGAAGAGCTTTAACTAATCTAAGAAGAAGATACCAAGGAGAGATAGGAAGATTGGTTAGTGCAGATGCAGCTATGCAGGAAGAGAAGAAACTTCGCAGAACAATGAATGCTAAGGATTCTTCTATGCTTTATGCTACTGATAACATGAGTATTGACGACTTCTTGGATGGAAGTACTCCTAATCTCTATAATGTATCAGGCAATGACCTTTATGTTAGAGGTGCTGCTGCTGGTAAATCTGCATCTTCAAGAGTATATCAGGCAGGTGATGAAGGAAGTACTCTTGGAGGCTACTATAGGAAATGGGTAGAAAGAAATGGCTATAATGCTGATAGTATTAATGCTTTCAGAGCTAATGCTTCTGCTATTCCAGAGCTTCAGAA